AGTGTAGCTCCTCCACCACCTTTTGTTTGTGTAATGACTGAATCTTGATCGTATTTTTTACCTAATGCCTTAACTGCTTTCTTGAATTTTCTTTTACCCATCTTTCCAGAAGTTACAACGTGACTTCTCTCTTTTACTTTCTTTTCTTCTCCAGTTTTTTCATCTTTTTCAAGATATTTTCCAGTTACTTTTGTTGCACCTTTTCCAAACTTTCCACGAATATCTTTATCTAATTGTTTTGCTCTTGCACGATTTTCTTTTGCAGATTTATCACCACGACTTCCAGAAAGGATAGCCATACCACCTTTATCTGCTTTACTTTTAATTCTTGAAAGACTACTTTCTTGTATAAATTCTTTGAATGTTTTCATTCTTCTTCTTTTTCCACCTTATTATTTAGAACTCCTTTCTTCAATAATTTTGAAAGTTCTGATGTTGATCCAACAAATAGTGCATTATTAACTGTTTTTGGTGAGCCATCATCTTCCTTTTTCAATTCTTTCATTTTAGTCTGTAGATCAATTAACTTATCAGTTGTATCTCCTACACTTTTAATTAATTGTCCTGCAACTTCATATGCTCTTGGTTGTTGACCATCTTGTGCTAGTTCAAGTATACCATTTATTGCCTCTTGTCCTTTTTCAATTAAAGAATATAAATTTCCTCTTGAATACTCATAGTCAAGAGTAGGATCATCTTTTTTCTCTATCTTTTTAATTTGATTCTTTTTCGGAACATCAATCGGTTCTATATCCAAAAATTCATCTATCTCTTCAAATTTACTCATACATCAACTCCCTTTGTAGGACTATAAGATTTAAAGTCTGGTAAATCAAACCTTTGTTCTGTAAATCCAAAGTCATCACCAACCTCAACAAGTGCATCATCATCAGCATTTACTGCATCAATTACATCACCGTTTATATGAGTATCTATAGTTGTTCCATCTTCACCACGATTAACAGTAATATGATTATTGTCAATTTCTTTAATAAACATCAACTCATCACCGATTGCAATATAAGTATCCACAACTAAACTCGCAGTATTTTGAACCAAGAATTTTCTTTGAGTTTTTGTTATATCCTCTGCAAGTCTTGTAACTCCGTCATCATTATAATCTTTAAGAGCACGAGGTGTAGCAACATATCTTTTAAATCTTCTTGCAGTTTTTGTATTTGAGTCTGCATGATAATCAACTTGAACTTTCTTGATAAGACCTGTACCAGAATCTGATACTGGGCCAAATAAATAAGTTTTTGCTGTAAATCCTAGTGTATGAGTTATAACTCTTTTTTGTTCAAATCCACTCTCATAATTATCATCAAAAGTTACACTGTCTAAAATCATTGGTATATCTCTTTTTTCACCAATTGCTTTGACTAAATCTACAGTTAAATTGAATGATGGTTGGAAGTATGGTAGTATCTGTTCAATAATTTGTAAAGAATCTTCATTATATTGAGTCATTGCATATAATTTAAAACTTAAATTATACGGAACTGGCATAAAAACTTTTCTTGCACTTTTAGATCCATCTTTTGTAAATGCTTTAAAAGTTTGCATTGTTGAAACTTTTCTTGCAGGATCATATGATATACCGTCCATTTCAAATGCTAGACGAGGTAAAGTTATTGCAACTCTCTTTCTTAAATCTGGTTTCTGTTCTAATCTTGCTAAAAACTTTTCTGTTGGGCCATAAGCAATCGGAACTCTTACAGTTGAAAATGCTCCACCTGCAGATGTTTGGTGTTTTATGTCAATTGCATTAAAAAGAGTACCAAAGGATATAATAGTCCTTCTGATTATTTCATGGTAATAATAGGTTCCTAACATAACTTAAACAGGACTTATCCAAACTATTTAGAAATCACCGAATGGATTGTCCTCAGAAAAGTCTATAATCGCATCTGCTTCGGACTCTACAAGTATATTTTCGTTATAATTGTCAAACTCATCTTGATCAGAAACACTTCTTACAATATATTCAGAATCAGATCCTAAGAGTGTAGTTCCAATACCCACCACAGACTCACCAGATGCAAATCCAACACCAACAACATTAGTGACTTTAAGTATTCTATCGTCTCTATCCCAATCGGCAACGATTGCTGTTGTTCCTGTTGAAACTCCTCTAACAATTTCTTTGAATTGATAATTGCCAGTAGCTAATCCAGCTCTTGCTGGTGGATCAATTGTGATGGTAGGAGTCAAAGTATATCCGATACCAGCAAAAGAGTATCTGATTGAAGCGATTTCACCAAGAGTATTAACTATTGCTATTGCTTTTGCAGTTGATCCAATTCCAATATTAGTATCTAAACCAACAGGATTTACAGTTACATTCGGAACAACACCATAACTTGCACCAGCATTGTTTATAGTTGGTGTTGCTAATGTTCCGTCTGCTATCACTGCAGTTGCTATTCCACCAGTTCCAAACGCATTTTGACTTCTAATTGTAATTGTTGGTGGATTTGTATAACCAAATCCAGGATTTGTTAATTCGATACGATCTATAGACTTTCCAGATTGACCTACCCTACTAGTCATAATTGCAACAGCAGTTGCATTGATACCATCAGTGGGTGCAGATGATATTCCAATTAAAGGTGGTAACGTATATCCAGTTCCATCATTAATTAAATCTATAAATGCAACACCCTTTCCGATATTAGTATTTCCAGCATCCTTAGATAACTGAACAGATGCTGTTGCTGTTGATGCAGCAATACTCACCATAGTCAATCTGGTAGTGAATCCAAACTCAACTGCTGCTTCATCTACCTCTTGAACTCCCGTATCAATATTTTCATCAAGTGCATAATCCATTACCTCACAACTTAAGGTATAAACATAAAGATCATTTAGTTGATAAAAAGGTTTTTTTCCCTCCACATATTTAATTTCAAACATTGTATTATCAAGAGGAAAATAAATTAAATCTCCTTCTTCAGGTCTTGTTGCCAATTCAATATCCGTGTCGGAATTTAAAAATGGACTAATAAAATCTTCATATCTCTCTTTTGATATTACAAATGTTACTGCATCAGTTGTTTGTACTCCAAATTTTTGTAAAATATCTCCACTACCCTCAAAACCTTGATAATTTAAAAGATATGCTTCCATACGGTAAGCATCATCAAATGTAGAGGACACAACCTCTTTCATGATAGTTTTTTTGTTTATAATTTTACGAGGAAGATAAACTATATCCTGACCATAAATTTTTAATTGCTCATTTATAAGATCCTGAACTAGTCTCTGTTCACCTTGCGATCCTTGTAAAAAATACGGAGAAAGTGGCATAATATCATCCTATAAAATCAAGAGGTGGTAATTCGTATTCTCTCTTAAGTGTCTCTTCTAATTCTTCAAGTTCCCTAATAGCATCTTCATATATTTGTCTTCCATTTAATTGAACTCCACCAGGTAACATCACACCTTGGAATTTAATTAAATTCATCCCCCATTGCTTTTTAATTAATGATGTAGCATATTTCTTTAACCAGAAGTCATTGTAGATTTTAGTGACATCATCTGGATCTAAAAGACGATAGCAATCAATCACTATGAAAGTATCATCAGACATTTGTTCAAAATCAATATCTAAATATAATCTTCCTTGTTTTCTATTAAATCTTATTTGAGTGTCTGGTGTGATAATACGACTTAAATCTTCCAAGTATGTCTTGGTCATTGTATAATTTAAAAGATCAAGTGCACCATAATAGTAAAGATCATTCAAAAATATTTGATATTTAATATTAAACAAACCACTTGATATGGTGTTATTATCCATCTTTAAAACTCTTTCTACACCTAATATGTGATCAGGTAATTGTAAAAAGTTTTGATTTTCCTGAAATTTAGTTGTTGTTATACCAACTGTAGAACTAGCTGTTGTTGTAGTGATACCTGTTCTCAATATTTCTCTTTCTTGTTCTGTTATCTTATGTTTCAATAACATCCTTTCCACACCATCAAAATGACGGTTTTGAAAATATTGAATTGCATCATCAATTAAATCTTCAACTTGATCATCATCCACATTAATTTCCAACACAGGAAATCCAAGTCTTCTCAGACAATAATCGATTAGTTCCTGTCTAGTGGATGGTTTGCTCATTTTTTAATTCCTCT